CTGCAATGAAACGCCTCTGATCCTAGCCTCTTTTGAACCAGATGCTTGATTAGCAAATTCTATTTTGTATTTTAAACTTGTTCCTGCTGTCACACTCAAGTCATTTACTTTTGCCATCTTAATACCAGTAGCAAAGTCAGGCATAGCAACTAATGTAGCTGTTGAATAATTAGAACCACCATCAGCAGAAAGTTTTAAAACTATGTCCGTATTTAATGTATTAGTACCTGCATGGTTTTGATAAGTAATAACTGCTCCCATTTTATTAGTTGATGCAGACGCAGTAACATTTGGACAAGTAAAGTTTCCAGTTGCATTTACTGTTGAAGTTGTTCCAGTAAATCTTGAAGTTGGAACTGTAATATTAGAACCACTTGTTGGTGTGTATCTTGCAATATTTGAAATTCTAATATTATTAATATAAGTATAACTTGAATTTTCTCCATTATATCTTTGACCAAGACCTAAACCACCACTATCGGTAAAATTCATATCATTTCCTCCATTAGTAGCTGCTTGAACTCTAACCCCATTAATCCAAATTGCTAAGTTTCCTGAACCATCTCTAGCATAAGCAACATGACGCCAATTACCCACTCCAAAATTACTCCAACTATAATCACCTTGTGCTAATAAACTACCATTATAAGATTGATTATTTGTAGTGCCGTAAGGAGCAACTGTTAATCTTTCATTAGGAGAAGATACTGATTGAAAGTCAAAAATATATTGATGTGCATTTGATTCACCACTACCTGCTTGTTTAACAAACATTTCTATTGTAAATGCTCCTGTTCCAAAATTTAAATCAGAAGTTTGACCTGATACTTCTCTTATGTAATAACCGTTATTATTATTACCTGTATCCCAATTAGCTGTTCTAATTGACCTTGTTCCTAAACCAGATGGAGGAGCAGCATTACCTGAACTAAAAGTTTGACAATTAGTATCATCTGCTTGTATTTGAAATTTTCCAGTATCATCAACAATAGGTGTTCCTGGTGAACCACCAATAGCGTCTCCATGGTCATCTATTTGAGTTGTCCATAATGCTATTGTATTACTGTCACCTGCTGTTCCTTGTGTTGAAACATATTCACTTGCATTTCTAACTGTGTTTGCACCATTTGTATAACCTGTTGCGTCTTGAAAAACATCAACATATGTAGAATTAGTATTGTAAGCACCTTTGTTTTCGTCTGATGCTTGTCTTAAAGCTAATGTAGAAATATCATTTACAATTTGATTATCATCAAAACTAGTGGCGTATTGATTTACACTTGATTGACTTAATCTTGCATCTGCAAATGTTCCTGATGCAATAGAACTTGCAGGAAATATATATTTTAAATCTTTGTAATTAGCCATATTATTTCTCCGTTAATAACCATCCTTGAGTTGCATCAGCATAAACTAATGTAAAAGCAGCTCGTTCAGTTGCTACTGTCATATCTGATGCTGATCCTTGAATTTTATGTCCGTTTCTACCTACTGTTATATTATTTGAGTCTGCTGTTCCAGCATAATCTATTATTGAAACTTGGTTTCCAATGGTTGCAGACGCTGGTAAAGTTGCTGTGATAACTCCACCTGTTGTATTTACAAAATAACCCTCTCCAGCGACTGCATTAAAATTTGAAGTTTTTACAGCTTGCCATGCTGTTCCACCAACACCAGACGGTAAATTTACTGTTGCTGTAGATAAATTTACAGTGTCACCAGCTTCACCTATTTGTAAATTGGTTCCTGATTGTGGTATTACTTTATCTACTTCTATTGTGCTCATTATAATATTATTAAATTACCTGTTACTGTTATTGTTCCTGAAACTGTTACTGGTCCTGCTAATACACCTGAGTCCATAGTTTGAACTTCATCTAGTGTAGACGCATGAGTTACAACGTAACCTGTTGCTTGCATAACAGGTGACATTGCTTTTTTAGCAGGGACGGTACAAAAAACATCTTTAGTTCCGCCTTGAAAATTTACTTTGTTATCTGAATTAGTAGATGATAAAACTGTATCTCTAGAAAGAGTATCTGGTGTTGCATCAGTTACTGTACCAATTCCAATTTCAAATTCTGTTAAAGCTATATTAGTAATACAATAATAAGTTTCTATTCCATTACCAATACCTGCTACAAAAGTTTCGAAGCCTTGTGAAGCACCTAATAATTGAATTGTTCCTGTTCCGACAGAAGTACTTGTTTCTTTTACTCTATCATTAATGACGAGTGCAGCCATAAGTAGTACTCCTTTAAGCTATTCTAATTAAACCAGCACTAGCATTAGCAGTTGGAAACTGTAATTCAAAAGTTCCGTTCGTTGAAGTTTTAACTCCTCCAAAATCTAAAACTGCAATTGCAGAATTAGCATTATTTGCATTATATAAAAGTGCTGCTTGAGCTGAAATTGTTGCATTAGGAAATGTAACATTATCTGCATCAAAAATTGCTGTAGTTCCATCTACTGAAATAGCTACATTAGTTAATGCGTTTCCGCCTGTAGTGTAATTAGTATTTGAATCTGAAACTTCATTTGCAGTTATATAAATTGATGTAGTTGCATTTAAAGTTGCTGCATTAGTGTATAGTGCACATTTAAGAGTTTGAGCTTCAAGGTTTCCACCAGGCGACATCAAGTCTTGTTTAAATACTGTGCAAATCGCTTGTGTTATTGCCATATTATTGTCCTCCAGTTAATGTGTTTGTACCAACAGGGCTACCCGGAAACTTATAATCAGTTCTTCTTCTTCTACGAGCTTCATTATTAACAGTGGCAACTCTTGTATTATACAAATTTAAGTATATAGTATAATCTTCCATGTTCTTTGTAAAGAGATTTGCTTCTGCTAAACACCCATATAATAAAACATCTGGAATAGTTTCAGTGTACCAATTAGTAGTGTTAGTATTAGATAAAGGATTAATTTTTCCTTGATATCCTAATTTAAGAGTATAAGCTTGATCTGGAGTAGGTGCTAAATATACACGATCATCATCGAAATTAGCAAAATATTTAGGTTGACCTTGAAGAGCTATATTTGGCCAATATTCTTGGCAATAAGCTAAAGTTTTCATTTCTAAATATGTAACTTGTGAGCCTACAGTTATAGTTAAATAATTAAATAACATAGGTTCGATAGCAGTTGGAAGATTTACAAATCTATCGCCAGCTATTGCTGTAGTAGTTACATTTTCATTAAAGCCTACAGGATCAATATCTCTAGATAATGAAGCAAATGTATTATCTATAAAAGTATCTAGTTGATTATTAAAATCTGTTCCAGTATTTTCTGCCCAAGTTTGTATATCAGTCTTTAGACTGCTGTAAGTCATTGCCATTTTTATTCTCCACTTTTACGTCATCGTCAATCTTAAATTTAGTCCATACGTGTCCTGCAAATGGATAAGTTCCATAATGAGTTAAAGGACTACGAAGATCAACATGTATTTTACCGCCTATCTTTTGCCATAATCTACAAAAAGCATAATCCTCTGATAAATATCTATTACTTTTTTCATCAATAATACAGTCAAAAAATGCGTAACAGTTGTTACTTCCATACTTTTTACCATTAATAATTTGATCGCTAGTATATTTAAGGTTAGGATAAGCTTTAATCATTTTTCTAAATACTTCTTTTTTAATACACATAAATCCAGTTGCTGCATCCATTACTTCTGTAAAACCATTATTAACTTCTATATTATTAGGATCTGAAAAATTAAGATTATAACCTAAAGCTCTTTGTTCTAAATGTTTATCACTTTTTTTCATTAGTTCTGGTATTCTTTCCCAATCAATAGATTTTCTAGGATATACTCCACAAGCTACATCGTAATCTGATAATATCATACGACTAACAGCATCTCCATTAAATCCTATATCAGAATCAATAAACATTAAATGAGTAAATAAATCAGGATTAGAATCATCTGAATCTAAAAACTGACTTACTAAAGTATTTCTAGCTCTAGTAACTAAACTTTCATTTCCCATTGTATTTAGATGTACTCTATAATTATTCTTTGCTGCAGATTGAGTTACACTCATAACTCCATGTAAGTATCCTTCAGAAAGTTGACCGCCATAACAAGGTGTTGCGATCATAACACTCAGTGTTTTATTTTTTATCATGTAATAACAACTGTAACATTTCCTAATGTAGTTGTTAACAAATTTGTATTATTTAAATACCATGTTGTAGGAAGAGTTGCAACTCCTACATAAACAGATTGACCAGATGTATTTTGAAAACTTGGTAAAGCAGTAACTTGATTAGGAACACCGCCAGTAGAAGATCCTACTGCACCTCCACCTGTTCTTGCTGCTTGAGTTGCAGATATACTAGCTGATGGTCTTGCATTTTGTAAAGTTTGAGCATCAGTAAAATAAGTTAAATCTAATTGTGGCTGTTTTGGTTCCCATTCGGAAGTATGTACAAACATTCCAGTCCATTCAAATACCATTTCTTGATAAGGAAATTTTAAACCCGATCTATCTGAAATTGCATAAGCATATTTTCCTCCAGAAAATTTTGCAGAAGGTGCTCTATGAGGTCTAGTACTTGCTGGTACTCTAGCCATTATGAATAAAAACTCGTCCCTGTTGCTGGTAAAATTCTAGTTGAAGGAGTATCATCGCCAGCAACTAATCGTTGATATGCTTCTTCATAATCTATTTTTAA